GAGCAACCGCGTGACGAAGAAAAGCCCAAGCGGCGTCGGCCTGCTCGACGCCGTTCGCAAGGAAATGGCTGAGGTGCGGCACGGACCTCCCTCGTGGTGGGAGCGTGTCGCACCGGAGCACCTCGCCGAACTCAGTGCGATCAAGGCTGCGTGGCAGTCGGGCGAGCTTGGCACCCGCAAGAAGACACTGGCCCGCACCATCAGCAACAACCTGCGTTCTCGTGGCATCAGTGATATCGGGTGGCAAGGAGTTCTGACATGGCTCGACGTAGCCTGAAAGACGAGGTTGCCAGCGACCTGGCCGCCGCGTCACAACTCGCCACCGATGCCGAGATCGCACGGCTGCGGTCGGAGCTGGCCTCGTACCGAAATCGGTACAAGGCCGCCTTGTCGCAGATCGACCGGGAACGCGAGCGGGCCGACGCTATATCGTCGCTCCAGGGCGTGCAGCCGGTCGCCTTGACCAAGGTTGTCAAAGGCAAGAAGCGGGCCAAGCACTCCGCCACGGCGATCCTCATGCTGTCGGACGTGCACTGCGAAGAGCGCGTACTTCCCGAGACCGTCAACGGTGAAAACGACTACTCGCTTGACGTATGCCAGGCCCGGCTCGCCGAGCTCGAGGAGCGGTTTCTGGATTGCCTGCACCACGAACGCAACCAGGCCGACATCCGCCGCGTGCTGATTTGGTTGGGCGGCGATTTCATCACGGGCCATATCCACCCGGATTGCGTCGAGGTGGCCCAGCTTTCGCCCATGAACGCCACGCGGTGGATCGCCGAGCGGCTGCGTGGACTCATCGACAACGTGGCTCAGCACGCCGACGAGGTGGTGGTCTGCACCAACGCAGGCAACCACGGCCGCAGCACCGAGAAGAATCGCATCGCCACGGAGCTGGACCACTCGTGGGAACAGTTGATGTTTTTCACGCTGGCCCGCGAGGAGAAGAACAAGAACGTGCAGTGGCGAATCGCCGAAGGGCACCTCGGCTACGTCGACCTCGACGGATTCCTCGTACGCACGACCCATGGGCACTCAATCCGGTTTGCTGGTGGCGTCTACGGACTGGCCTTGCCAGCCTCCAAGGCCATCGCCCGGTGGGACGCGGGACGCAAGGCGAATCTGACGATCTTCGGGCACTACCACTCGTTCGGCTGGCTGCGTGGTGCACGCTACGTGGCGAACGGGAGCGTCATTGGCCACAGCCCATACGCCGAGAGGGTCGCCTCACCAGAGAGGCCATGCCAGGGCATGGCAATCATCGACCACGGCCGCAACGAGGTGACGCGTGCGTATCCACTGTTCTGCGACCGCGACCTACGGACGCAGAAGGCTTGACGCATGGACTACGAATTGACTGACGAGTACATCGCCGAGGCCCGCCAGCGAGCGTATCGCTATCAGGGGCAGTGGTGCGGCACATCGGGATCGCTGGCGGCGGATGTCGCTCGACTCCTGATCGAGAGGAAAAAGATGCAAGGATTTCTTACGGATTTAGAGAGCAGCAACGCACAACTGCGGGCAGCAGTCGAGAACCGGCTGGCTGGCCAGCCCAGCGTCGACGAGACCGACGCCGCAGGTGGCGAGTATGCCGACTGGATGCGAAACACATCTGGCGGATGCTGCGACGGCGGCAAGTGCCACACTCCAAAAGACAAAGCGCCGGAGCGGTGGCGCGAGATCACGCAGGCGTCTGCCGAGAAGTACGCAGCCGAGCGGCTCACGGGCGACAGCCTGCTGGCGGACCAGGGCGACATCAGCCCGGCCGAAAGGTTGCTTCTGGATGCCATCGACGTGGTGCGTGACAGGCGGCCAAAGTACGGCGGGCCGAGGCATCACTTCCGTCGCACCATCGGGATGATCAACGCCGCTTTTGCCGATGTGCTGAAACGCCCGCTCACTGAAAGCGACTGGGCGATCTTCATGACGTTCGACAAGGTGGCACGATTCCTCGGGCCAAACAAGACGGCAGATGGGCCGATTGACCTCGCTGGATACGCTGCCTGCCTGGCGGAGTGCGAAGCGGCAGAGACCGCCTAGTCTGGCGGCTTGAGTAATAGACCGGGTGCCGGGTAGAGCGGCGCGGGTCCCTCCTTTCCCGCGTCGCTCCCCGTCATCCGATCCTGGGCAAAACGTCGCAAGCCTGCGGGCCACGGTCGGTGATGCGCCTGTCGATGTACCACCGGTTTGTGATGCGTGGGCTTGAATGGTCGAGGAGTTTGACGGCGTCGCCGCCGAGAGCCGCGTAGTGAGACGCTGCGGAGCGGCGTAGCTGGTGGAACGCCAGCCGTCTGCCGTGGCCGAGGCCTGCACGGGCTACGATTTCCGCGTATCGCTTCCACAGGTGGCCGCGATTCTGCGGCCACTCAAGCAGCCGTTTCTCGCCGCGTGCTTTCCAGACGAGTTCGCACGTCGCGGCGGAAAGGCGGTGCGGCTGGTCACGCTTGCCCCCCTTCCTGTACTCCGCACGCACCAGCAGGATCGGCGGTGTCAGGTCATCGGCAACGCACTCTAGGATCGCCCCGATCCGTTCGGCCGTCTCCCAAAGCACGGAGATGAGAGCGGGAAACCAGACGCCTGCGGGCACAGAGCCTACGGAGCCGCGTGTCGCTGCAGCTGACCGCATGAGTGCCTGCAGCTGGTCGATGCTCCACGCCTGCGGAACGCGTTCCGGTAGCGGAGTCGGAGGCACCTCGGGGCGGGTGTCCACGATGCGCCGGTCTGCTGCGAACCGCCACAAGGCGCACAGCTGACTCCGCTCCTTCTCGGCTGTATACGCTGACCGAGTGGCGGCGCGATGCTCCAGGTATCGCGAGAGCAGGAGTTCGGACAGATCCTCGGTTGTCGCCGTGTAGTTCAGCCACCGGCTGAAGGACCGCAGCGTGCAGCCGTACAGACGCGACGTGTTCGGGCTGCGGCCTCGCAGCCGCAGGGGGCGGTAGAAGTCGGAGAACAAAGTGGTGAGCAGCATAGGTGCACCTTGAGTATGGGCCGTGCATCCTTGCCTGCCGTGTGATTCGATCAGTCAGAAGAGGGGAGAGGGTTTGCCCCGCACGTTGCGTGGTTTCGGTCGTGACGATTGTTCCGCCGAATCCTGTCCCCGCCATTCGACGTCCCGCTCGTGGCTCATCGTCACAGGCGGGACAGTCGTTTGAACCGATAGTACGGGAGCGAAAACAATGACGCAAGAAAAAATGTGGATTAGTGTTCCTGAAGCGGCGGAACTCCTTGGCTGCACAGACGTTTGGGTGCTCAAGTTGATTCACGCCGGGACGCTCGACGGCTTCCGGTTGAACGGTCGCGCGTGGGCGGTGAGGAAAACGAGCGTCGAAAAGAACGTGCGCGAGTACGAGACCCGAGACCCCACTATCGCAGGGCGGCGACGATCGAAAAGCGGCTGAGGATTATTGACTCACCTCGTCACGGATGCTACGAATGAAACCGAACGGCCAGACTGGAGATAGTCCTGTGGTGTACCTGTCTACCCTAGAGGCGGCGCGGCGGCTGCGATGCTCGTCGCCAACCGTGCGGCGGCTCGCGAAGAGCAGAGGCGTCGGCATACGCGTCGAGCGAAACCGGCTGGTGGCCCTGACCCTGGCCGACCTGGCGGCCATCAAGCCGCTGCTCCACGAGACCAGCGGCAACCCGGTTTGGATCGCCTCGCGGGGCAAGCGGCTGAAATGAAATCTCCCTATATATGGAGATTTTCGTGAGGCCCGTTTCACCTTCTTAGCGGCTCGGTTTTCGCGGCAGGCGACGTAACCTGTTTGCCCGCAAGGGGTTTGCTGCCCGCGAAAACGTGCGGGAAAACGCTTTTTGCCGCGATAATTTTGGCGGCAGGCAGGACGCACCGCGCTAGCCTCCCCCACGCGTATGCGAAAAAGCCCATATATAGGGGGTTTTTGCCCTAAAAAAGTTTTTTTGCGAAAGCCTATTGACGCGAAAAGCCGATAGGGTATAATGAAGGGGTCAACGCGGCGGACACCGCGAGACGCCAACAACGGAGAACGAACGATGAAGACTTCCAGTAAATTCGGAACCGGCGGCTGCTACACCTGCGGCGACTGCTGCCGCAAGACCCGCCAGACCGGCCGGGGCGACAACGAGAACTGCGGCCTGTGTGTCGAGTGCTTTGAGCGGAGCGGCATCGAAAACCAGATGAGCGACGAGGGCGAGACGCCCGAACTGCTCCGCGAGTGGCAGGGCTACATCGACGCCTGCATCGCCAAGGGCGGCAAGCCCAGCCAGACGAAGTGGTGGTGATTGTTCGGATACCCGTGCTGCGGGCGTTCCGCAGCACGGGCCGGGACTACAACGGAGGACGGGACGATGACAGTCGAAAAACTCAATTCGCGTGACGCATGGCTGGTAGACCGCAGCGGCAACTCTTGCTGCTATCTGGTCAAAGACGGCGGGCATATCTACGGCCTGCTTGAGAAGGAACCCGGTCGCGGCCAGCCGTGGAAGGCGTATCAAGGAGTCGGAATGAAGTCGAAATACCTCGGCTCGTCATACACGGGCCGCGAGGCGGCGGTCGAACTGGTGATGGATGCCGTCAGGAAGGTGGTGCGGTCATGACCAACCGCCAACGCATCGCCGACGCCTACAAGGCAACAGCCACCAAGCGGCTCCGCGACGAGGTGACCTATTACCTCGACACCTACGACGATACGGAGGGCTTCGACGTTGCCGACGCTTTGTACGCGGCACTCAATCACGCCGAGGCTAACTACGACAAGCCGATGGCGAAGGACTGCATCGACGTGATGATCGCGGCTGGTTTCTACCGCCCCCGCACCGGCGAGGTCGTGACGATGGGCCGCGACCGCTCTCCCGTGCGGAACGGGAAACGGTACGACTGCGAGACAGCTTGGTGCTTGTGGATCAACGAGGACTGATTGTTTACTTACCCAAACGGAGGACTGACGATGAAACGGAAAGACGTTCACGAACGGATCATGCACACGACGTGGCTGGCGACGGTCGCCTGCTGCACCGCCTTGCACGACATTGGTTTCGACGCCGAGGACATTGCCGATGCGATGCCCGACGCGATGAAGCTGCTGGCCGATGACATCATCCAGCACTGGTACGGCGACGATACACCGCAACCCATGCTCCCCGGCGATGCGATCAAGGCTGGGCAGGACCACGCCGAACGGCTCGCGTCCAAGCGAGCGGGGGTGACGGCATGACAGCCCAACGCACAGGCCGCATCGTCACGCTGCACCGCATCTGCTGGAGTTGCCCGGACCAGGGGCGGCGGCAGGAGTGGTTCACGACGTGGAACCAGGCGATGCGGTTCGCTCGCCGCGAGAAGATCGCCGACTCGGCGCACTTTGAAGCGGTGGATATTCCGACAGGCAAGAAGTCACTCGCGGAGTGGCTCAACGAAAACTTCAACACGGACAACGGGTGACGCAGTGCAAACCTTCCTCCCCTACCCGAGCGTCTGGGCCTCGGCCCGGTGCCTCGACAACAAGCGGCTCGGCAAGCAACGCGTCGAGTGCAAGCAGATCCTCATCGCCCTCGGCGTCGACGTTGGCGAGCATCGCGGCAACCCGGCATCGCATTGGCGAAACCACCCGGCCGTCCGCATGTGGCGAGGCCACGAACTTGCCCTTGCGGAGTATGCCGAAATCATGTGCATCGCGTGGCGGCAGCGCGGATTCAAAGACACGCTTCGGGATCAGTTTCACGACGTTGTTTGCCGCCTGCCGTTCACGCCGTCGCCCAACTGGCTCGGCTACGACCGGCTGCACGCATCGCACCGCAGCAACTTGCTACGCAAGGACGCCGCGCACTACGGGCAGTTCGGTTGGAGCGAGACGGCCGACCTTCCGTACTGGTGGCCGACACAACAGGAGGTGACGTCATGAAGACGAGGTTTTTTTACAAGACGCAGACGAAGTGGGTTCGCCGCCCCGCTTCCATCCAGATGCGTCGGCACGAGGACTGCATCGGCATCGGCGTGTGGCCGGAACTGTCTGAGGGGCAGCGGCGGGAGGTTATACCGTCGCTCATTTTCTTCACGCCGAACGAGGCTATGGCCGTCGCGGCGTGGCTGTCAGAGAACGCCGAGCACCTGACCGCGAAGGCGGCGCGCAAGGCCGCACGCAAGGCGGCGAAGGAGCAGAAGCAACCATGAATGAAGAACTGAGGAAACAGTTGCTGCTACTTGGCCATTTGTTTGTCAAGCAGGACAAGCCAGCTGCGGCGAGAATTATCGCGGAGGCGATATCGGAACTAGAACTCGCTCGTGAGGTTCAGTTGTGCCTCATTGATTTCGTGATTGAGTGCAACCCGCGCAAGGGCATGTACGCAATCCCTCCAGCTGACTTGATCGAGTGGGGACACAGGATCATTCGGCGCAGAGCTCGGGAGAACAAAAAATGATGCGAGACATAGTCCGCACTGCGTGCGTAATCGTCGGCATGGCCGCCGCCGCGAGCCTGTTCGTCGAGGTGCGGTTCCAGACGGCGGCTCTGACCCTGGCCCAGCGTCAGGGGGTGACGCCGTCCCCGTACCCCCAGCCCGCCCCGCCGGGGCGGCTGCGGGCGTTCGGGCGGTCGATCCTGGACATGGCCGACGCGGGCCTCGGGGTGGTCCGGTGAAAACCCTGAAAAACAGGGGTAAAAACCGCAGAAAATTATTTTTGCGAAAGCCTATTGACGCGAAAAGCCGATAGGGTATAATGAAACCATGACGCGGCGGACACCGCGACAGGACAACGAAACGGAGAACGAACGATGAAGACCAAGACCAGCAAGACCTCGACCCCGAGCATCCCAGCGAGCGACGACCAAGGCCGGATCAACTGGACGTTCGACGTTGAGGTGGCTCACATTGCCCGGCTCCGCGAGGAGCAGTTTAACGAGGCCAAGGCGAAGTTCCTCAAGGACGCCGAGACGAACCCCGCCTACGCCGTCAAGTGGGCAGACGGCATGATGACGATGCAGTACGTCTACGAGTGCTGGATCATCCTTCAGAAGCACCTCGTCCGCGTCGGCGTTGATGGCGGTTTCGCCACTAAGCGTGAGGCCGTGCAGGCTTGCTACGACTACCTCATGGACGACCTCATGATGAGCATCGGCGGCGGGCAATCGACTTGCCTACTGACTCGTTGCGACCACAACTGCAAGCAAGTCGGCTACAAGCGAGGGCTGGAAGATATCCGCCCCCTGCTCCGCAGCAAGCTGCTCGACGCCTGACCGATTGTTTGGATACCTGACTTGCGGCCCGGTCGCGTTGACCGTGCCGCTGGACTGATTGTTTACGTTCGGAAACTAACGGAGGACTCTGACTATGGCCCACGAAATTGACTTCTCGACGCAGGTCCAAGGCTCTGCGATGTTTGCTTATCAGCCCGCATGGCACGGGTTCGGCACGGTGGTCAGCGAGGCACAGACCTCGGCCGACGCCCTGCGGATCGCCGGGCTGGATTGGGACGTTCGGCTGACTGACCTTGCCGCTGACATGGGCGAGACGGCCGACGAGCGGTACTTGCC